GAAGGATTAATACTGCACAAAACATTTATTTAAATAATGTTTCGGTGGATAATGTTTATTATAATAATGAACATATCTGGCCAACAGGTAGTAATACTCCTTGGTCACCAAGTACTGATATCACAACTGTTGCTTGGATTGATGCATCAGATTCTTCAACTTACACAAGAAGTGGAACAGGCCTAAATTCTGTAACTGATAAATCAGGAACTTATACAATAGATATTGGTAGTAATGTAGTAACTAACTCATCAACTCAGAACGGATTGAATGTATTCGATTTTGATGGTAATGGAGATTATCTACAAAGTAGTACAAATGAAGCACAAGTATCAAATGGTAACCATTGGGCAATCGGTGTGTTTAGATTCGAAGGAACAAATAGTACTCAAGATACACTTTGGAGTTATGAAACAAATCAATCACCAAAAAGAGATTATGCAATCAGTAGTGGTAACAACTCAAACTCTTGGCCAGGTGAATTAGATTTGGATGGTTTATTTTCTAACAGAATTAGTTCTACAATTGGTAATGTAGAATTATGGGATGATAAAAGTTTAACAAGAAACCAATATCATGTAGTTGCTTGTTGGTTTAATAAGAGTGGAAACCAAATCGGTGTTAGAGTAGATGGTACAAATGCATTCACACCTGTAAATGATTATGATAACTCATTACAAACAAACCAACAATTAAGGTTGATGAGAAACAGGTCATCTCAAGAATTGGATGGTAAATTAGGTGAATTCTTTGCAGTAGCAAATATACCTGGTACAAGTGGTACTGATTTAACACATTTAATAAAAGCAGAAGGTTATCTTGCACACAAATGGGGATTAACAAGTTCTCTACCAAGTGACCATACATATAAGAATTCTGCACCTTAATATTTATAGTATAGTATGGATTATAAAGAAATCATAGATAGGTTAGTAAGAGAACTCTCATTCAGAGTAGGAATTCCCAATGTACATAACAAGGAACACCAATCAATCATGTCTGAGATTCTTTCAGAATGGGGTGAGTATGATGTAAAAGAAACTATCTTTGAATTTCTAACTAATGAAGATGATACTGAAGGTGAGGATAAAGATTATGCTCATATTGGTAAAGGTTTTTATGTAAAGAAGGGTGATGAGAAAAAAGATGGTGCTAAAAAATACAAGAAGGATGACAGTGGAAAACTAAAAGCGGTATCTGATTCTGATTATGAAAAAGAAAAGCAAAAACAAGGAGAAGAAGGAGAAGAAGCTGCTAAAGATTCGGAACAAAACTCAAGTGGTGATGGAAGTTCACCAGAAGAAGAAAAGGAAAAACAAGATTCTATAAAGAAAACTTTTAATACTCCATCTCAAAAAGCACAAAGAAAAAAAGAAAAAGAAATTGCAGATAAAATCCAAAAAGACAAAGAAGGTGAATCTGAAGAAAAGAAATCAACTCCACAATCTCAACCAAATGTTCTAAAAAGAGAAAAAAATAAATCTCTTGGTGAAGTTAATAGAGAGTTTTATGAAAAAGAAATTGATATAACTGATGAAGAGTATGAAAAAAATAAACCAGAATCTAACTCTGATACACCAGTAAAATTACCAGAAGATATTTTTGGTTCACCATCGAAAGTACCAAAAAAATATGCTAAACTAATGGAGAGGTTAGTGAATGCTCGACTAGTGAATAGTACCACACCTCCAATGACTTCAATGATTGGTGGTTCTGGTGCAGGTAAGATACAAGCTCAAGCTGGTGAAGTAATGTCTATGGTATTCTCTACATTGGATGATGAACAATTTGAACAAGTTGTATCTATCATTGAATCTCATAATGAAAAGTTAGAACAAAAAAAGGCAGATGGTTCATCTTATAAACCACCAAGATATAAAAAAGGACAAGAACCTATTTTAGATGCAGGTTGGGTAAACTCTTCTAAAGCGGTAAGAGCGGGTATTAGACAAAGATATGATGCTGAGTTTGGAAAAGGAAATTGGGAAGTAGAAAATGGTGCATGGGATTTAGGTGATGAGGTAGAAGCAATGGGAATGGAAAGTTATTCTCAAAACAAAGGATTCTCTACTGATATGTACCTTAGAGTAAAAAACAAAGAAACAGGTGAATCTAAATTAGATGAAGTATCACTTAAAAAAGATTTGGATATATTCCTATCACAACCATCAGTAAGTGCAGTTGGTACATGGGCTTTAAGTGAAGAAGAATCTAAAGAGTTAGAACAGGTACAACAAAGAAGAGCTGAACTAAAAGCTAATAAAGAAAATACAAAAGGTGAAGGTAAAAAAGAAGATGAAAAGTTAAAGAAAAGAGAACAAGAATTAAAAGAAGAAGGTATGAATAGAGTACCTGATGCAGCTTCTCCAAAAGTATTTAACGAGAAAATGAGAAGTAGTAATGTTGAATTCTATAATAATGTTTCTTTACAACAACTTACCTTAATGAATAGTATAGATGATTCACCAGAAGGTATTGCTAAATTATCAAAAGCACTAAATCAAGATAAAAAATATACTGCTGCATTTGTTAAAGTTTTAAAAGGATTAACACATCCAATCAACCGAGATGAATTAAGAGATAAAATGATTGAAGCTGGATTTAAAAAACAAAAAACCACTTCAATGTACTTAGATAAGTTTTCTACAATGATGATGAGAACTGGTAAATTTTTAGGTGATGAAGAATCAGAAAAGGAACTTGAAAAACATCTAAAAATAGGAAAAGATTTTAATAAAGCATTTGTTGAAAATATGGTAAACGAACCATACAAAAGTGGTATGATGAATACAGTAAGAGAAAAGTTTCCACTTAAATCATTACTTGAAGGAGAAGAGAAGATGTCTCTTGGAGGTGTTAATGCAGACCCTAAAGTTCTTGAAAGAATATTTGGTACAACCAATTATGATGAAATAGAAGAAAATCTAACAATAGATGGACCAGATGAAAAGGGTGATTATCAATTGGTATTTGAAGTAGAGACAAGTGGAGAAAAGATTCCTCTCTCAACTGTTGCACCAAGACAAAGAGGTTTGGGTTATGAACCAGCAGTTAATTTAGAAATGAATCTACATCCTGCTATGAAAGAAAAACTATATTGTGCCAACGTTGCTGAGGGTAGAGATTTTCCTGAAAAAGAAGAGTATTCTAAGAAATACACTTGCTAGAACCCTCGTAGATAACTCTAATTCGATGTACATTACATTTAGTTAATATTTTAACATTTTCGTAAAATTGGATTATATTTATATGTGACCATATATAAAGAGATAGGAAATTTTATGCAAACACAGTTACTTTGTACTTTCACTACTAAAGCTGAACTTCAAAATACCTTGCAACAAATTCGAGAAACGTATCATATAGTTTATAACTATATCTATGTTTTACAGAATAAGGGTAATTTGGAAGAGCTTTTTGTTACCTATAATATAGATACAACATTTAGACCAGAAAGACCTCTTTCTGATACTATATTAGTACATCGTAAGAAGCAATCTAATACTCTTTATACAATTAATGCACTAAACGAATTAGTTAAAGAAGAAAACAATGGTGTATTAGATAAAAAATTCTCTATCGATTGGGATAAATTCAAAAACTCAATCATCGTTACCAATGTAGAAGGAACTAAGAAAATTTCTACACGAATCTTCGAGGTAATCGAATTTAACAAAAAATAATTCACTTTTTGCTTGGATTTCTCGTTTTTTTTTCGTATATTTACTATGTAAATAATTAATAACACTTAAAAGTTAAACGAATGAATTACTTAGTAAACCCTTCCAATATCGTATCAAGAGCTCTTGGTATTGATTCTTTCAAACAAATGATTAATGATGAACAAATTCAATTCTCTGAATTGGTTGATATTTCAGTACAGATAGCTGAAGAATGGACTAATGATTGGGATGAAGGAGATGGATTTGGTTCTTCTGATGGAACTTATCTTCTAAAAGATTTTATAGATACAGTTATTAGTAACTTTACTAATAGTGTTTATAATCAAAGTGGATATCAAACAATATTCAACCCAACTTTATCAGTAACATACAAGTATTCTGAACCAGAATTAGTATCATTTGAAGATGATGGACAATTTTAAAATATATAAGATATGACAGTAGCAGATTTAGTAAAAAAATTAAATGATTTAACATATTTAACCAAAAAGCAATATTCTTGGTTAGTTAGTAATGATTCTAACTTTGATAGTTTGGATTTTAGTTACATTGGAGATTATAGTAAACAAGGCGATTACTTAAATTTACAAGTTTATACTGAATACCTCCATCATGAGTATGTTCATAGAATGGAATGTGGAATATAAAAATATAAAATATGAGAATAGGATATAAAAAATTTAAAGAAATTAAAAAATGGTATGGTTCATCTGATTTTGAAATCGGATATGATAGAAGTGCATTAACACTTAGATTTGGATATTGGCAAAAAGTAGATTTTGAAGGATTACAACAAATACTACCAGATTACTTCGAAGTTACGGAAAATCTTGTAGATGAAGATGATGATTGTGGAGCACTTTTCAATTACATAATTAGACAAGCATATTAAAAAAAAGTGTTAAAAAATTTGGTGGTCTAAAATATTTTTCGTATATTAGTAGTGTAAGATTGAGAGTTATGAAAGAATCAACAGTTAATAAAATAATCAAAGAAATTTTCCCTAAGATAGAGAACCACTATGGATTCTCTAAATTCCAAGAATGTACTCCTTATGTAGAAACTCATAAAAACATTTATGAGAAGTATAGTGGTGAGGAAGGTGCTGAAGGTGAAGAAGATAAGTGTCACGCTGAGTATTGTTCAATGATGAATGAAATTACAGTTTACTATCCACAGATGAAAAGTAAGAAAATGGTTATTCAAACTTTGATTCATGAATACATCCACTACTTACAATCACCATCTTGGTTCAAAAGATATTACAATATGGGATATGATTATGTAACTCATCCATATGAGATTGAAGCGATTAGTTACGAAAAAGATTACAAATTATTTATTTAAACCTTTAAAATATAAAACAATGGCAAAAATTATAATTGATACTCAGTATTACGAAAATTATGGATTTCATGAGGGAACAACTCATTGGAAACCAAAAGGTGGCCATAAGTTCACAATGGAAGTATCATCAGATGTAGCAATATGGACTGATGATATGAAGGGTAAACTATCTAAGATAGTAGAAAAACAATCCAATGATTTGGAGAGGTTTGAGTATATTGACCACGAGGTTATATTCCATAACCCAACCGAGTTATCATATGATTTGTTAATGAAAGAAATTGATATTGAGGAACTATCTCAAGCTCAATAATAAAAAAAAATAAGAATTTGTTTGGAATTGTAAAAATAAATTCGTATATTTGTATAAATAAAATTTAAATATGGAAGAAACAGCAAAAGAATACTGTGAAAGGTTATATCCTGAAACCACCGCAGAGTTTAGAAAAATCCTCGATGAGATGTACGAAACTTTTTGTAAAAAACAAAGGAACTATGGACCTGGTAATATATCAGTAGGTTCACCTTTGGAAACAACAGAAGATAAGAATGTTGCATTGACTGGATTGTGGTTTAGAAAGAATGATAAAATACAAAGATTACTACAATTAGTAGTCAAAGGCCAACCAGATGAGGTTGGAGAAAATATTCAAGATACCTATGAAGATTTATCAGTTTATGGTATCATTTCACAAATCGTTCAAAGAGATAAATGGGCTAAATAATTGTTAATAAGTAATCACGAAAATTCGGTGTTTTTTGTGGTTTCTTTATATTTATATATACACCGAGTGTTAATAAGTTTGGCACTCAAAACTTAAACTTAAACAATTAAATTAATTAAAACTAAAAGGTAAAAATCATGGCTTTAGACATTAACGCAATCAGAAGTAGACTGAACAAACTACAAAACACACAACGTAAAACTGATGCACTTTGGAAACCTACTCCAGGTAAACATCAAGTAAGAATCGTTCCTTATCAATTTGATAAAGATAACCCTTTCATCGAATTGTACTTTCACTACAACATTAACAACAAAACTTACTTATCACCACAATCATTTGGTAGACCAGACCCTATTGTAGAGTTTGCGGATAAACTAAAAAGAATGGGTGATAAAGATGATTGGAAAGCGGCGAAGGCTATGGAGCCTAAGTTGAGAACTTTCGTACCTGTTGTTGTAAGAGGTGAAGAAGGTGAAGGAGTTCGTTTTTGGGGATTCGGTAAAACTGTATATCAAGAAATTCTTGGTTACATTGCTGACCCTGATTATGGAGATATCACCGACCCAACAAGTGGTAGAGATTTAACAATCGAGTACAAATCAGCAGAAGAAGCTGGTACTACTTATCCAACTACTACTATTAGAGTTAAACCATCAACTACACCAGTGAGTGAAGATACTGATAAAGTAACTCAATTTTTAGAATCACAAACTGAAATTACAGATTTATATTCTGAATTATCTTATGATGAATTAAAATCAGTATTAGAAGGTTGGTTAAACCCAAGTGGAGAAGGTGAGAAAGAAACTGAATCTCAGGCTACCTTATCACAAAATACTCCAGCTTCTAAACCAGTAGAATCTGCACCAACTACTACAACAGAATCTTCATCGAAGAAAACTGATGATGTAGCGGCTGCTTTTGATGATTTATTTAACAACTAAACCAAACTAAATGGCGAAAAAGAAGGCAGTAAAAGAGCTTGACCTGGCTGATATTCTAGCGGGTGAACTCAACAAACAATCGAAAGATTCCAAAGTAGCATTTTTTCTTAACGATGATGAAGCACCTACAAACGTAGATGGTTGGATATCGACAGGATGTGCAATGTTGGATGTGGCTGTTTCAAATCGTCCTTATGGTGGTTTACCCGTTGGTAGAATAACTGAAATCACAGGATTAGAACAATCAGGAAAATCATTAGTATCAGCACACCTCCTTGCGGAAACACAGAAACAAGGTGGTGTTGCTGTTCTTATTGATACAGAAACTGCAGTAAGTAGAGAATTTTTAGAAGCAATCGGTGTTGACGTTTCTAAACTTCTTTATGTAACCGCAGATTCGGTTGAACAAATCTTTGATTTCACAGAAACTATCATTGAGAAAGTTAGAGAAACTTCCAAAGATAAGATAGTAACAATAGTAGTAGATTCAGTTGCGGCTGCTTCTACAACTAATGAATTAGCGGCAGATTACAAGAAAGATGGATATGCTACTGATAAAGCTATTATTATCTCGAAGGCAATGAGAAAGATTACCAATATGATTGGTAGACAGAAAATCTCATTAGTATTCACTAACCAACTTAGACAAAAGATGAATGCTATGTTCGGTGACCCTTGGACTACAAGTGGTGGTAAAGCTCTTGCTTTTCACGCATCTGTAAGATTGAGGTTAAAGAATATGGGACAAATCAAGATGAAGGTAAATGGTAAGGACAAAACAGTTGGTATGAAAGTACGTTGTCAAGTTGTAAAAAACAGAATGGGCCCACCTCTAAGAGCGGCTGATTTTGAAATCTACTTTGACAGAGGGATTGATAACTACGGGTCATGGCTCGGAGTTATGAAAGAAAACAAATTAGTAAAACAAGCTGGTGCATGGTATGCATATGTTGATACTGAAACTGGTGAAGAATTTAAATTTCAATCAAAAGATTTTATTCCTTTGATGGATGAGAATACTGAACTCAGAGAACAGATTTACAAAAAGATATGTGAAGAAACAATCTTACAATATAAATCTGATACTTTAGATATCGATAATATGGAAGTAGATACTCGTGGTGCTGGTGTAAATGAATAGTTATGGACAAAAAATTATTTACGATGTTGAAAAGTAGTGCTGAGGCTGATAAGGCCAAAGCTCTACTTTCTTTAGAACTTCTTGGTAATAAAGCAGTTGGAATTGGTGACCACTCTACTGAAGATTTCTACAAAAACGCAGAGGAAGCTCTCGTTATGTTAGTAGATGCAGATGATAGATTAGGAGCACTTGAAAAATACTTTAATACTAAAGAAGTTTTATAATGAAAGAACTATACAAAAACATTTTAGATTCGGTTGAAACCGATAGAGAACAAAATATCAATAGACACAAGAATTCTCGTGTTTTAATTATTGATGGGTTAAATACATTTATCAGATGTTGGTCATCTATTCCTACAATGAATGAAGATGGTGACCATGTTGGTGGTGTAACTGGTGTTCTCAAATCGATTGGATATGCAATTAGACAAACTCAACCGACTCGTGTTGTTGTAGTGTTCGATGGTAAGGGTGGTTCTACCCAAAGAAAGAAGAAATTTAGTGGATATAAAGCTCAAAGAGATTCTAACAAACTCAGAGTAAATCGTGCCTATGCAGGTATGATGAATGATGAGGATGAAAGAGAATCCATGAAAAGACAATTCGTTTGGTTAAATGAAATGTTAGATGGGTTACCTCTTACAACTATGATATATGATGGTGTTGAAGCCGATGATATCATGGCTTATATATCCACCAAACTTCTCAAGGAAGATGAACAGGCGGTGATTATGTCAACTGATAAGGATTTCCTTCAATTGGTTGATGATACAACCATCGTCTGGTCACCCACCAAAAAGAAAATGTACAATACAACAATGGTAAAAGAAGAGTATGGAATTGAATCCAAAAACCTTTTACTATATAGAGTATTGGATGGGGATAAATCAGATAATATTCCTGGAGTATATGGATGTGGTATTAAGACCGTAGTAAAAAGATTTCCTGAAATTACAGAAGATGTTAAATTATCAGTAGATGATTTATTAAAATTATGTGAAGAAAAGGAAACTGAAACAAAAGGTAAAATAAAGATTTACAAAGATATACTTAAATCAAAAAGACAAATATTACTAAATAGGGAACTAATGCAACTCGATGATGTTGATATTAGTGGTAATATAAAAATGAAAACTTTAGATAGATTTAACGAACCTATCGAGCCCTTAAATAAAATGAATTTCATGAAAATTCTGTTAAAATACAAAGTTATCGGAAACTTTGGAGATATCAATGATTGGTTAAAAACCACTTTTGGAAATTTAATCATAAAATAATTTGGATATTAAAAATAAATTTCGTATATTTGTATAAGTTTTAAAAAGAGTCAATGCAAGAACAAATAGATACATTATCAAAATATGGCCAATCGTTCCAATCGAAAGTAGTTTCGGCTCTACTTACAGATGGGAAATTCTTAGATACGATTAGTGAAATAACTACCGCTAAGTTCTTTGAGAACGATGCTAACAAATGGATTATTTCTGAGATACTACAATATCATTTAGATTATAAAAAACCTCCTACACTCGATGTATTCAAATCACAATTATCAAAAGTAGATAACGAAGTTTTAAAGAAAACTGTTGTAGAACAACTACGACACGTTTTTACTCAAGTTGGTAATGTAGATTTAGATTATATTAAGGATGAGTTTAAAAGTTTTTGTATTAATCAAAATTTAAAAAACGTAATACTACAATCAGTAGATTTATTACAAGCTGGTTCTTATGATAGAATCAAAGATTTAGTAGATTCAGCTATGAAGGTTGGTAACGAAACCAACTTAGGTATGGATTATATCGAAGATTTCGATATGAGAACTGAAGAACTAAATAGAACAACTGTTCCAACTAAATGGAATCCTATAAATGATTTAATGGATGGTGGATTAGGACCAGGTGAGTTAGGAGTAGTTGTTGCACCATCAGGTGTTGGAAAAACATGGATTCTCACCGCTATCGGTGCAGAAGCTGTTCGGAGAGGTTTGAGTGTAGTACATTACACAATGGAATTATCAGAGCACTACGTTGGTGCGAGATATGATACTGTGTTTACACAAATACCTTCCACAGATTTGAAGGACAAAAAAGAAGAGGTAAAAGGCAAAATCTCGAACTTGAAGGGGAAACTACTTATTAAGTACTTCCCTCCAAAGGGTGTTACAGTAAAAAAGTTACAGCAACATATAGAGAAAATGGTTACGTTAGATAACAAACCCGATGTTATCATTGTTGATTATGCCGACCTTCTCCTCTCTCACTCTAATAAGTCAGACTCTACTTATGCGGAGCAAGGAGGAGTATATATTGACCTTCGTGGAATGAGTGGTGAATTGGAAATTCCAATTTGGACTGCATCTCAGACCAACCGTTCAGCAATTGATTCCGAAGTTATCGAGGCAGATAAGATTGCAGATTCTTATGCCAAAGTAATGAACGCAGATTTCATTATGAGTTGGAGTAGAAAATCAAAAGATAAATTGAATGATACTGCTCGAGCTCATATTATGAAAAACAGATTCGGACCAGATGGAATCACATTCCCATGTAAGATGAATACCAACACAGGTTACATTGAAGTTTATGATGGAACATCACCCGATGGTGTAATTGCACAGAAAGAGGCAGCAAGTGGACAATTAGAAACTAAAAAACTCTTACATAAGAAGTATGTAGAGAATATGGGATAATATGGGAGTATTAAAGTGGAAAGACCCTTGGCAAAGAGATTATACAGAGATAAATGTATTATACGATACAGGATTGTGTAATAGAATTTTTCATTGGGAAATTGCTAATCATATTAATAGTAAGTTTCACAATGATGAATTTACTATATCAGTAGAAGAATCTCAATGGCCGGAGTTAGAGGAGTTGATAACTCTTCCAAATACATCGGTAATATTAAAAGAAGATGAAATTAAATATTTTAATAATTTGAGTGATATTGCAATCACAGATTGGAAAACATTGGGAGATATATTTACAAAAAAATCTAAGTTAGATTCAACAAAAAATTATATATCAAAATATCCATATACTGATTTAGGTTGTTTTTACGCTAAAGATTTTTATGGTCACTCTGAACATGATGAAAAAGTGATGTTTTTAGAAAATAGACCATTGAGTTCTATAAAACTAAAAAATGAAAATAATCAAAAAATCATTGAAAAAATTACATCTGATTTAGTTGGAGTTCATATAAGAAGAAGTAGGGGAGTTAAGATTCCAGATGAGTTATATGAAAATGATGAATACTCAGAATATGTAAACTTTAGAAAAGAACAAGGAGCTATAGAACATTCAATATTTAAATATCATTCAGATGAAGAGTATTTTCAATTGTTTGATTCTATTTTAGAATTAAATCCAAATCAAAAGTTTTATTTATCTTATGATGTACCAAAAAAATATGTGAAAAATATATTAGATAAATACAAAGATGTTTTGATAACAAAGGATGATTTGAAAAAAGAATTAGATTTAACAAATATAAAAAATAGTAAAGAAATGCATCTTGATAATGTAGTTGATTTATTTGGATTATCTAATACTAAATTTCTCATTGCATATCCAGTATCAACATGGAGTGTATTTGCATATGAGTATAAAAAGAAAAAAAGAAATTTTATACATGATGACTTGGGGTGGATAGTTTCAAGATATGAAAGACTGTTAAAACCGAAGATATGATATCAAAAAATTATTACACATAGTGGGTTGAGAAATAACAACTATGTAACAAAATAGAAATTAAAAAAAATAACGAAAAAAGTTTTTCGTTTTTCAATATATACAATAATTATAAACACGACCATAAGTTTGGTCACTTCAAAAACAATTAAAAGGAAATATTTTATGGCAAATTCACAAGAACTATTTGAACAGATTAAAGATTTATTCGTTCAATTCGAAGATGAACACAATGGTTCATCAAAAGCAGCAAAATCAAGAGCTAGAAAAGCAATTGGTGAAATTAAGAAACTTGTAACAGATTACAGAAAAGCATCAGTAGACGAAAACAAATAAAAACATAGGTTATATCATGAGTAAATTATTCCAAGAAAGAATTCCGTTTAAACCATTCGAATATCCAATCTACTATACAGAAGGTTGGTTGAAACAGGCCCAAGCATTTTGGTTACATACTGAAATCCCAATGCAAGGGGATGTTAAAGATTGGAATGAACGATTAACACCCGCTGAAAAAAACTTAGTGGGGAATATTCTACTTGGTTTTGCTCAAACCGAATGTGCAGTTTCTGATTATTGGACTAACATGGTTACTGATTGGTTTCCGAAACATGAAATCAAACAGATGGCTATGATGTTCGGTTCTCAAGAAACTATTCACGCTACAGCTTATTCATATCTAAATGAGACATTAGGGTTAGAGGACTTTTCAGCATTTCTGCACGAACCTGCAGTTGCTGAGAAGTTTGAACTCCTAACCTCAACTACCGCTGAATGGAAACATGAAGATTTGGCAACAAATCCAAAAGCAAGACAGGAAGTTGGTAGAAGTTTAGCAATATTTTCAGCATTCGCTGAAGGAGTATCGTTATACTCTTCATTTGCAGTACTTTACTCATTCCAAATGAGAAATCTACTAAAAGGTATAGGACAACAAATGAAATGGAGTGTAAGAGATGAATCTCTACATTCTAAGATGGGTTGTCAATTATTCAGACATATGTGTGATGAATATCCTGAATTATTAGATGAGTGTAGAGAATCAATCATAGAAGCATCAAAACTAATTGTACAATTAGAAACAAACTTCATTGATATGATTTTTGAACAAGGGGATTTGGAAAATCTTGAAAAAGAAGATTTAAAAGAATTTATTAAAGCAAGAACAAATACAAAATTACAAGAATTAGGATATGAACCAATTTTTGAATTCGATAAAAAGAAAGCAGAAAAATTAGAATGGTTCTATCATCTTACAGGAGGACTAACTCACACAGATTTCTTCGCTATCAGACCTACTGATTATTCTAAAGCGAATGAAGGTGAGGATTGGGACGATTTATTTTAAAAAATTATGAAAATGGATTTAAATGAGTTAGCCATTAAGGTTAGTAATTGGGCAATTACAAGAAATATTGATAAGAAAGAAAATGCCCCAAAACAAATGATAAAAGTGATGGAAGAAGTTGGTGAAACAGCTGGAGCACTTTTGAAGAAAAATGAATACGAGATAAAAGATGGTATTGGTGATATTCTTGTAACTGTTATAATTTTAGCACGCCAATTGGGTTATACACCTGAAGAGTGTTTAGAACAAGCATACAATGAAATAGAAAACAGAACAGGTAAAACTGTTGATGGTGTATTTGTAAAAGACGAAAAATAATATAAAATGGCAAAAACAAACTACGGAGCAGATTTAGGTTGGGAACTTGATGTAGATTTCCCATCATGGGCAAATACAGAGATATATGTAAAAACCATATCTAAAGGATATTTGTTACCTGGTGAAAAACCAAAAGATGCTTATTGGAGAGTTGCAACAAGAGTAGCTCAAAGGTTAAACAAACCTCAGATGGCAACTAAATTCTTCGATTATATTTGGAAGGGTTGGTTGAATTTAGCAACTCCTGTACTCTCAAATACTGGTACTGATAGAGGATTACCTATATCATGTTTCGGTATTGATGTTGCCGATTCCATTTATGATATCGGAAATAAGAACTTAGAATTGATGTTACTTGCAAAACATGGTGGTGGTGTTGGTATTGGAATCAACCAAATCAGACCAGCAGGAGCACCAATTACAGGTAATGGAACAAGTGATGGTGTTGTACCATTCGCTAAAATTTATGATTCTACGATACTTGCAACTAACCAAGGTTCAGTAAGAAGGGGAGCTGCTTCAGTTAACCTTAATGTTGACCACGAAGATTTCGAAGAGTGGTTAGAAATCAGAGAACCTAAAGGAGATGTAAATAGACAATCACTTAATCTACACCAATGTGCAGTTGTAGGTGATAAGTTTATGAGAAAACTTGAACAAGGTGAACCTGATGCAAGAAGAAAGTGGGGAAAACTACTACAAAAAAGAAAAGCAACTGGTGAACCATACATCATGTACAAAGGAAATGTAAACAAATCAAATCCTGATATGTACAAAAAAAATGGATTAAAAGTTCATATGACAAACATATGTTCTGAAA